GGTCATTCTAAAGGCGATGCAATCTGGGTGAGAGTTACTGGTAGACATCCAGGGGATATTATGAGAACTATTGCACACGAATTAACACATTATAGTCAGAATCACAGAGGAGCAAAGGGCGAGAAAATGAGAGAAGATCAAGCTAATGCTCTTGCTGGCAGACTAATGAGAAAATTCAATACAGAAAATCCAGAAGTTTTTAAAGATTCTCCTATTCCAGAAGAAGTCGCATCAAACGTTCCAAACAATTTGATGGGCGCTTCTAGTTCCGCCTCTGACAGTAAAGGCGGCATTGCAACTTTTGAACCTTTATTGGGAAAAAAGAAAAACACTCAGAACACATTCCTTACTCAACGTGTTCATGATATGAAAAAACTATCCGACATTATTGGTAGTAATTCTACTCTGAAAAAGTTAAACACTAAATTCAAGAGAACTCAATAATGGCAGACCTAGAATTCAGACAAGCTAAAATCGAAGATGCTATAACTAAACTTACTGAGATCTCTGCAGACCTCAACAAGATGGTTGCAGTGCACGAACTACGTATAACTCAACAAGAGAAAATGACCGATAGCATCGAGATCATTCTTGAAAAAAGAAGAGATGAAGTAGAAGCTAAAGAAGAAGCTATTTACGAAACTATTGAAAAAGAAAAAAATGAATTCACTAGAAAAATGGATGAATCTTTTGAAAGCGTTTCGAAAAAGATAGATGCTCTTGAGAAGATGATGTGGGTGTATGGTGGTGGATTTGCTCTTGCTGCATTCATTATCGCAAACTGGGGCGATGTAGCCAAACTTCTCCTAAAAAATTAATTTGTCTTTTTTGAAAAACCCAGTATAATCATATTTGAGGTTATATTATGGAGTTGTTATGGATTGGCTTGTTCACAAGTATATTGGTATTGTTTCTACACGTCTAGAGAAATTCAAACGTAAAAGTTCGAACCTTTACAATTTCCGTTGCCCTATCTGCGGAGATTCAGAATCACATCAAAATAAAGCACGAGGATACATCTACCAGAAAGACGGTAAGATGATGTTCCATTGTCATAATTGTAATGCGACGATGGGTATTCCAAACTTCATTAAGATGCTAGACGTCAACCTATATAATGAATATCAGCTGGAGAGGCTGCAGGATAAAAAGCCTCCAGAACAAGATGAATACGAAAAGTTCGTTGAGAAGATGCGTAAGCCAGTGTTTATGACATCTGGTCCATTGAAAGGTCTTAAGAAGGTTAGCCAACTTTCTCCTGATCATCCTATTAAGAAATTCGTAGTTGAGAGAAAGATCCCTAATGTTTACCATGCCAAGTTATTCGCATGTCCTAATTTTAAGCATTATGTTAATAATTTGGTTCCCAACAAGTTTCCAGTTGAGTCTTTGGCTCGGGATGAGACAAGGTTGCTTATCCCTTTTCTGGATTCTGATAAGAGCGTGCATGCCTTCCAAGGTAGATCCCTCAAATCGTCTAATGGAATTAAATATATTACAATTATACTTAATGAGTCAGTACCTAAACTTTATGGCTTGGACACTGTGGATCGTAACCGTATTATACCAGTCCTTGAAGGTCCGATTGATAGTATGTTCGTTCCTAATAGTATTGCTACTGCTGGAGGTGATCTGGTTAGCGCAATTAGAGATTTTGACAAATCAGGACTTACGATCGTATATGACAACGAGCCTCGGTCTGTAGAGACTAAAAAGAAACTTGACAAAGCTATCATGAATGGTTATAATGTCTGTATTTGGCCGGAAACAATGGAACACAAAGACGTTAATGATATGGTCCTAGCAGGATTATCTCCGGAGTTTATCGAACATATTATTAAAACGAATACATATAGAGATTTGTCAGCGAAACTGGCATTACAGAAATGGAGTAAGGTATGAAGTTTGTTAAACTTTCTAATACTGGTAAGTATAGGGGCGATCCGATTTATATTAACATTGATTGGATTACCAGCGTTTTCGAAGAATCCAGCGAACAGTATGGTTCATTATCGACTATCGTTTTTGGTGGTCCAGGAAATGGCACACGGTGGATTGTAGAAGAATCTGCTAAAGAAGTTTTGCGTAAAATTGAAGAGGCAAGTAAATGATCGTTCGTAAGAAGCCAGTTGAAGTGGAAGCATTTCTTTTTACTGAGAAGAAAGCAAAAGAAATCTCTGATTGGTGTAATGGTTTGTTAATCTCTCGTGGAGAAAACACAGAACCATTTATTCAGATCATGACTCTAGAGGGTATGATGACTGCTCGTCTTAATGATTATATTATTAAGGGAGTTGCCGGAGAGTTTTATCCATGCGCTCCTGCTATCTTTGAAAAGACTTATGAGGTAATTTCGGAATGAAAGGATCAAAAGAATATAAAGATTATGTCAAAAAGCATCGCAAATATCTAAAAGCGATTCATTGGGATAGTCTTATGATTCTTTTGAAGTTTCCTAACTGTAAAAAATGGCGCAAGATAAAACGCCGACCAAGAGATGGATATTTAAAAGATGATCAAGGTTAAAGGATATGTCATCTGCATGCCCAGCAGCGTTTGGGCCAAGAGCGATGACAAGTTTCCGTGGATTCCTCGTGAACATTCTTTTGGTAAGACTGCAACAGAAGCATGGATTCGATTTATGAATATTCATCCTAATGATTATGAATGGGATAGGAAACAGACATATTGGATCGATCGTGGTTATTGCGTAAAAGAAGCTACATTGGAGATTAAAATATGAACAAGATTGATATAGCATATGTAGTTAGAAATGAATTGCATCGACTTGAAAAGTATGAGAAGCTGGTTCAGTTCATCGCTAATGATTATCATGAACTGTCGCACGACAAAGCACAATGGCAACGTGACGATTGGAAGAAGCGTTGTAAGAAACTGATAGAGGAAGATAACAAATGACTATGACTTGGAGAGGAATGGACCTCAACTATGTTAGCAAAGACGTTGCTAACCGTTTCTTTGGTGACGTTATTAATATGTCAAGAGAAGAACTTGTAAAGCAGATTGTGGAATCGCCCATATATAATCTTCTTCCTAAAGATACTGCTGAAAAACTCAAGTATGAGAGAGTGATTGAATTTCTTGATATGAAGAAAAAACTGGAAGAAGCACGATGAACGACGCTAAGATTATTGCAGTAACACAACCGCTTATTGAAAACAAAAACGATGTTGGGCAAATTCGTTGTGATAAGATGACACCCAACGAATTTATCGCATACACCGCCCGAGTATCTAATCCATCCAATCAGCATAACACACTAACATCAGAAAAACTCCTCAAGTATCTAATCGAACATAAGCACTGGTCTCCGTTTGAGATGGTTTCTATCACAATGGAAATCAATACAACTCGTGATATCTCTCACCAGATCATTCGCCATCGTTCTTTTTCGTTTCAGGAATTTAGCCAGCGTTATGCCGATCCCACTAAGGACATGCAGTTTGTAACGAGAGAAGCAAGACTACAGGACGCCAAGAACCGTCAGAATAGTATTGAGGTTGATGATAAAGATTTGGAAGAAGAATGGGATGTTCATCAACACCTAGTAAAAAGTCAGGCAGAATATTCTTATAAAAAGGCTATTGAACTTGGCATAGCAAAGGAACAAGCAAGAGCAATTCTACCAGAAGGTCTAACCACAACCCGTCTATATATGTCAGGGACGCTTCGTTCTTGGATTCATTACATTGACGTTAGAGCCGAAGAAGGCACACAGAAAGAACACCGTCAGGTTGCTCTTGCTGCACAGGAAGAGATTCTAAAACACTTCCCGTCATTGAAAGAATATTGGTTTCCAGAGCCTTGGTTTCATGGTGTTCCTGTGAATAAGTCGGAAGAAGAACCTAAATCATGGTGGTGGAGATTTTGGTCATGACACACGAAGATGCAATGCTTATTGTCACAGCAATTCATGACATATATAAGATTCTTTATCTAATTTGCATAGGTGTATTTTCACTGGTAGTTGCCACGGTTGCTACATGGAAGTTCTGGTCATGAATAGAATCGTAACGATGATCAATATCCATGGAGAAACAATCAGGTCTATAAAGGCGCTTGATGATGGCAGGTGGTTTATCTGGCACGACGAATATCATAATTTTCCGTGGTCAAGAAAGAAGTTTGGTTTATAATGCTGTTCGATAGATATGACTTTAAGAAATTCGCCAGAGCCGTTCGCAAAGTGAATAGCAGGTTCATGGGTAGAGAAATCAGACAGCTATATTCTGGTTATCTATATCCAGAGCTACCTTTATATTTGAAAATCACGGAGATTCTTGATGCCTAAAATCGTATTAGTTGAAACCGTCTCCACGTTCAGGCATATATACGCTGTAGAACTTGAAGATGACCAACCAGCAGATTATGCTGTAGAAGATGTTATGTATTTTACTACTGGTGGTGAAACAGAATTTGATGAAGTAGCACAAGAACATGTTGGTGAAAACATCTTATCACATCGTGTAGTAACTGAAGAAGAATACTTAGAACTTTTTGATCAACATAATCCATATGCCGCTCCTATATGGACAGTAGACGAAAAGAAGAGATATATATACAAGGCTAAAGAGAACAAAGAGGCAAAATAATGACAGACTTTACAGTTTACCAGCAGTACATCCACAAATCCCGTTATGCACGTTTCCTTCCAGAGAAGAATCGTCGTGAACACTGGAATGAAACGGTCCAGCGTTATGTGGATTATATGTTCACAAAAGTTTCAACAGGCCAGGGATGGACGGTTGATCAAAAGCTAAAGCAAGAAGTATTTGACGCAATTTATAATCTTGAAGTAATGCCATCAATGAGAGCATTGATGACTGCTGGTAAGGCTCTAGATCGTGATAACGTCGCTGGCTACAATTGTTCTTATCTTCCTATTGACGATCCAAAGGCTTTTGATGAAGCCATGTGCATTCTTATGAATGGCACTGGTGTTGGCTTCTCTGTTGAGCGTCAGTATGTGAATAAGCTACCAGAAATTCCAGAACAGCTTTTTGACTGTGATACCATGATCACAGTACGTGACAGCAAGGAAGGTTGGGCAAAAGCATTACGTATGCTTATTTCACTCCTTTACGCTGGTGAAGTTCCAAAGTGGGATTTATCAAACCTTCGTCCTGCTGGTGCACCACTAAAGGTGTTTGGTGGCCGTTCTTCTGGTCCAGATCCATTGAACGATCTATTCAAGTTCGTTATTCGTGTTTTCAAGAATGCACATGGTCGTAAACTAACATCGTTAGAATGCCATGACATTATGTGTAAAATTGGTGAAGTTGTTGTAGTTGGTGGAGTGCGACGTTCAGCAATGATCTCCCTATCTAACTTATCAGATGATCGCATGCGCCATGCAAAAGCAGGACAGTGGTGGGAAGCAAATGTTCAAAGAGCTCTTTCAAACAACTCAGCAGTCTATACAGAAAAGCCAGAAGTCGGGCAGTTTATGTCTGAATGGCTTGCAATCTATGAATCTAAGTCGGGCGAGCGTGGAATCTTTTCCAGAGAAGCAAGCCAAAAAGTTGCTAAAAGAAGTGGTCGCAGAGATTCATCGTTTGAATTCGGAACTAACCCCTGCTCAGAGATTATCCTTCGACCCTACCAATTTTGCAATCTTACAGAGGTCGTTATTCGAAGCACTGATAGTGAGAAATCTCTTGCTAGAAAGATTAGAGTCGCAACGATATTGGGAACTTTCCAATCGACTATGACTTATTTCCCATATCTACGTAAGATTTGGCAGAAGAATACAGAAGAAGAAAGATTGCTCGGTGTATCATTCACTGGCATCTATGATTGCCCAATCATGAACGACTATAATGATCCAGAGTTACCTGCACGCCTAGAACGTCTACGACAGGTCGCTATTGATACAAATAAGGAATGGAGCGAGAAACTTGGTATTAATCAATCAGTCGCCATTACTTGCGTTAAGCCAAGTGGAACAGTCAGTCAATTGGTCCTTAGTCCTTCTGGTATTCATCCAGGTCATGATAGGCACTATATCCGCCGTGTTCGTAGCGACAACAAGGATCCCCTTACAAAGCATCTTATTGATGCTGGCGTTCCTCATGAGCCAGACGTTACTAAACCTCATTCTACTACTGTCTTTAGTTTCCCAATGAGACTACCAGAAACTTCAATCACAAGAGAGAATGTATCTGCTATTGATCATCTAGAACTTTGGTTGAAGTATCAGCGTCATTGGTGCGAGCATAAGCCATCAGTAACAATTAACGTAACTGAAGACGAATGGCCACGTGTTGGTGCTTGGGTTTATGATCACTTTGACGAAATGTCAGGTGTTTCGTTCCTACCTTATGATGGTGGAACTTATCGTCAGGCTCCATATGAAACCATTACCGAAGCCGATTACGAAGATCTAAATAAAACTATTCCAACTTCTGTGGATTGGGATGCTCTTGTCGAGATGGATGATAATGTAGAAGGAGTTCAAACTCTCGCATGTACATCAGGCAATTGCGAAATCTAAGAAGGAAAACTAATGAGAATAGATTCAGAACTATTTGATTTATGTAAGGACTTTATAAGAGAAAACGAAATTTCTTGTCCAGAAACGATTTACGATAGAGATTCTCTTCAACTACAGTGTTTAGAATTACTAGAGCAAATTTGTGATCTTATTGGTTATCATGAAGACGAAGAAGAACTAGACTTCGAAGACGACTAATAAATATCCCGAAGGAGATTCGGGATGTGGACATATAAAGGTGAAATCGTAGAAGATATTGGTAATTATATTGGATTCGTCTATATAATTACCAATCTTCGCACCGAAAGAAAATATATCGGTAAGAAAAATTTCTATTTCTCAAAGACTAAGCAAGTCAAAGGTAAGAAAAAGAAATACAAAGTAGAGTCTGATTGGAAAGACTACTTTGGTTCCAACGAAGAATTAAATCATCACGTAAATATTTTTGGCAAAGATGCTTTTAGAAGAGAGATTCTTAGATTCTGTTCTTCGAAAGGCGAGATGTCATATTTTGAAGCGAAACTTCAATTCCAGTATGATGTTTTAGAATCAGATCAGTGGTATAATTCTTGGATCTCTTGTAAGATCCATAAGAAACATTTGACTTTTCTGAAAAAGAAGGTATAATATGGATATATTAAATGGTAGTCCTTCGCTTGTCTGTGATAACGCAATAGATAACCTATCTTTTAAAAAGATATGCGAACACGTGCGTAAGCCCGAATTTAGGTGGGATTATTGGCCTGTCGGAAAACGATACATAGATTATGATCCAAACTATCCATGGTTCTTAGACCCAGATACTGGAAAATACACCAATCAGAATAAATATAAAGATAGTTTCTCGAGTATGGGTCTAGTAGACAATAGAGTTGTCTCAGAAATTGGTGGATTGTGCAAAGATGCTTTACTGCAAGTTGCATCGAGATTAAATCTAAAAATCAAAAATATCTATAGAGTAAGATTAGGGTTGATTTTACCCAAAGAAGATGGTAAGATCATTAATATGCCTCATGTGGATAATGAAATACCTCACTACACAGGATTACTTTATCTAACAAACAATGATGGCGAAACAGTATTATACAATGAAATGTATAATTTAGACCGTAAAATTAATAGTGCCGAGCGCTATAAACAAATTATGGATAATGGCGGATTTACGGTCGCCGATAAAGTAGAGTCTAAAGAAAATCGTTTCATGATATTCCAAGGTAATAGGTATCATTCGAGCACCTGCCCTACTAATATCAAGGAGAGGATAACTGTAAACTACAATTTTGATTTGGAGGTATAATATGCCATGGCCAAGTAAGAATCGACCACGCAAGGGTCGCCGTAAAGTCGGCAGTCAGAAGCGCAAGGCTCGTCGTTTGAAGGGTCGTAAGCGTAAGTAATTTTAATCAGAAAGGTGAATAAGTATGAATAAGTTTTTTCTAGCAGCAGCAATCGTTCTGGGTCTAACAGTTTCCGCTGGTGCATATCAGGACGAGACACATAACGGAACAACCGTTGCTGTTCCAGGCGCTGCTAAGAGCAAGGGCGTGTTCGCTCCAGCTATTCAGCTAACTCCACATGGCACCGTCGTAACTGCTCCTCCAGGTGCAGATGTTGACGTTGATAACGATGGTGATGATGTCTCTGTTGACATTACTCCAAAGGGTAAGCGTGGCCTTCTAGGTCTCGGCATTCTAGGAATGTAACAATGAAAAAGCTGAATCTGGACGAAGTCAGAGAGTTCATTGTCAACACATCATTGTCAACAAAGATCTACATCGGTTCAGATTCAGCCCGTTACCGTAAGGGTGAAGTTTGGTTTGCTGAATACTGTACTGTAGTTGTTGTTCACTATGATGGCAACCGTGGATGTAAAGTTTTTGGTCATTTAGAATCTGAAAGAGACTATGACCAGAAGATGAATCGCCCACGTATGCGTTTGATGAATGAAGTGCAGCGTACTGCGCAGATGTATTTGGATCTAGCAGAAGCTATTGGTCAAAGAAAAACAGAAATACATCTGGACATCAACCCTGACGAAAAGCATGGATCTTCATGCGTTATTTTAGAAGCAGTTGGATACATCAAGGGAATGTGTAATGTCATTCCTTTTGTAAAACCAAACGCCTTCGCAGCTTCTATTGCTGCAGATAGATTGCTGGCGTAATAATAAACTCCGGTAGCCAAGTGGTTAAGGCCAGCCGCTCATAACGGTTCCATCGGGGGTTCGAATCCCTCCCGGAGTACCACCAAAGGTTTGATAATGCAATCGATCAATAATTATATTTTCAAAAAACAATTATCTTTAGATCTTAACCTTATCAAACAAGAATGTTGGTCTGCATACGATATAATCAAAGAAAATTATATAGATAAAAATTCTAAACACAACAGACAGTGGTCTTTAGGATATGTCAGTTACAAATATAATTTATTCAGGTTAGGGTATCCAGGGTTTAGTTTATTACATGAACAAATTAGAGATATGTTCTTTGAAATAAATCCTAATTCCCGAGAGCAACATTATATACATTGTTGGTTAAACCTTTGCGATCAAAATGGTAATTTTCCATGGCATAACCATTCGTATAGATTTGCTATGCTTCTTGGTATGCATGGTTTCTTTTGCGTAGACGTTGAACCTTCTTCGACATACTATAAATTCTTGGACACAGAAGATATTTACGAATTAGAAGACAAAGATAATCTTCTGATTATGGCCAAAAACGATAACGATGAACATAGAACTTATCCTTGGCCATACAATAGAACCAGAATAACTATTCCTTTTAACATAGTTTCATCTAAGTATACAGGTGTTTTGCCTTGTACTGCTTCCTGGTTCCCTTTATAATCTGAAAGGATATATTATGCGTTATATTATTGTGCTAGCATTTGCGCTTTTCTCTACAACAGCAAACGCTGGCTTCTTGGATGATCTATTTGGTGGTTGGAATCAACACCAGCAAGTCGCCTATGGCAAGCATTCCAAGCATATAAATACCTATTCCACTGGTGGCGGACATAACGCCTCGTGGTATAACGACCGGAGCGGACGGACAGCATCCGGTATGCGTCATCACTATGGGGTGGCGCATAGAACCTTACCATTTGGAACAACGGTTTGTATCCACAACCCGTCGAATGGTAGGCAAGTAGAAGCCGTTGTAACCGATAGAGGGCCATTCGTCAGAGGAAGAACAATTGACGTCAATCAAAACGTGGCTCGTGCCCTTGGTTTCCGAGGAACCGCACATCTAAATTACCATCCGTGTTAAGGGTCGGTTGCACATAACAGAAAGGTAAATCCCAAATGAAGAAGATTATTCTAGCTGCGATGACAGCAGCTGCTGTGCTTGCGTATGCAAGTGTGGCAGAAGCAAAAGTTCATCCTGGCAAACATAGTCAGTATTCAGCAAATCTCGAAGAACCAGATCCGATTGGATCGATCTTCGATGGTTGGGGAGACGTTACTCCTCAGCTACGTTTTAAAAACAAACGACAGGCTCGCATTTACAGCGAGCGTAGAGAAGCAACTTATGGCTTTGAGCGTGCGGACGATGGATACTCAGGTTCGATCGTAGCTCTTGGTCATCAGCTTCAGCATCAGGGTCTCCGTGTGTCTGAGCATCCATCATTCGG